AGGTTGAACGCCCGGCGTATATTGAAAGCCAGGATGAACGCTTGCTGCATTAGAAATTAGATCGCCAATATCTTTTTGTGCAAGATGCGCTTCTTCTACTTCTGATTGTGATGATTGATTTTCTGGAATCACTCAAGCCCTCCAATTACTTTTGTGGATTGCTTGGTAGCTTCTTGCTGACGTCGAAACTTTTCTTTCTCTATTTCTTTGGGTAAATTCTTATTCTTTTCTTCAACGATCCGCCGTAATTGTTCTTTTTCTTTCTTTTGGGTGAACTTTTTCTCTTCTGGGTTCCCGTAAAGAAATTGACTAATGTCCGCACCTTCCGCCGCATTGATCGCATTAAAGTCTGGATTTTGTCTTTTATACTCATTTTCGAAATACCTTTCTTTGGCGCCCGTTGCTCTTTCCTTTTGCATATGACTAACTAAGTTAGGCGTTAGCTCAAGCGGGCCCTTGAATGTCATCATTGATGAGCCTGCAGCCATTGATATTTCGCCATTTACAAGGGATGGATTAACAGTTAATAATTCGTGTAGATAACCATCATCTTTTTCATACATCACCTGATAGCGCGTTTCGGCAAATGAATTAGCTTGATTATAGTTTGGGGAAATAAAATAAACCCTCCTATCTACATCATTTATCTTTAGCCACCACTCACCTTTGTCGTATTTGTTTTTAAACAAGTCTTGCTCGGAAACTTTATCAGGAAACTGTGGCATCTTGCTTGACCATTCGACTTTGTAAGGAAGCTTGCCCGGATTTTCGCTGGCATTTATAACTGTTTCTTTTAAATATTTGGTGGCTTGATTTCTAACAATGTTACCAAAATCATTATAAGGTAAGTTTTCGGGTGGATTCCAAACAGGCTGACCCTTTGGGCCAAAAAGCGAAACGCCGCCATTATCTTTCAAATAACTTACTGCGTTTTTAATCGCTTGGTTTTCGTCGCCCGTCAGTTTATATTCTCGCTCAAATGATTCCTGCGCAGTTGCATAAAGTTCAGCTGAGGGTTGAAGTAGAGTATTTTTAATCTTATCGCCAAAAGCTTTTTTAACAATATTATTTGGCAATCCTGGGTTATCTTTAATGATTTGCTTATAAGCCAACTCACGATTTTCAGCCACTCTTGGGTCGACATTCAAAATAGCATCTTTATACTTTTCGATTACTTCTTGTGGAGTTAACGTGGTTCGCTCTAAATCATTTGTAACTGCACTTATAAAGGCTTTGTCTTTAGCGCTAACGCCATCTAATGCTATTTTGTTTTGTTTTGATACATAATTATAGGCGCTTACCGCTCCTAAGATATCCTGAGGACTACTCGATAAAAGTTGGCTATGTATCTCAGATTGCCATTGCCCAATAGGCACCGGGGTTTGTGCGGCAATGGTTGCGCCTATCATCCAGTCGGGACGATTGGCCATAACTTGGCCGCTTAGGTTTGGCTGTTCTTGGCTTTCTTGGGCCATTTGCTCGACAATAAATTTTTTAGTATCTATATAATTATTATCAATATCTGTTGAGCTTTCGTTTAATAATGCATTAATATTTTGAGTTGCGACGTAACCCGATATTTCAATATTTTTTTCATTTCTTCGATTGCTTGTTTTCTGCGTCTTTCTGAAAGCTTGAATAGCTTTGTATTCTTGATATTCATTAAGACCAAATCCTTTTTCTTCCTGAGCTGCAATAAAGTTTAAAACATCGTTTTCGCTTTTGGGTGGATTTCCTGATGTTATATATTCCATAACATCTCTAAATCCGGCCTGCCCTACTTGGTTAGAGGCTGCCCTGTCTTGTGAGCGTAATGAAATCAAACCTTTGAGAGCTACATTCTTTTGTGCCTGAGTAAGATTTTCATGTTCTGTTTCCCAGAAGTTTTCAATAAACTTAGCGCCTGCTCTTTCACCGCCTTGTTCTAAAGCTTGTGTATACTCATATTGGAGCCTGCCATTGATAGCGGTTTGAAGTAAATCATCTCTGTTTCTTTGGTATTGTTCTGGCGAAAGATATCCTAACTCCATCATGTCTCGCTGAGACTTTTCTATTTGATTGAAGGTGATATCAGCGCTTTCATTATCTCCGCCAAGCACTTGCTCTTCTAATTGCTTCGATCCTTCAAAAAAAGTAAGCGCTGCGGATTGTTTTATTTGTTTCTTTTTGGATGAAGCTATAATCTCAAAAGCTGAGGCTTCTGATTTGATAGCCGATTGCATTAAGGATTTTGTTACGGCATTTCTATTTTCTGGGCTTGTATTTTTTAGAATATTTTTTCCAATCTCTTGATTGGTGAGATTGAGTTCTTCTAAATCTTGATCTGTAAGGTTAGGTTTTTGCTTCAATTTAAGTAAGTTAAGATTCATCTCTCTTTGGGCGGTAAGCGTATTAAATGTAGATTCCATTTCAAGAGCCGCTTCTTTTTCGCGCTTCTTGTACTCTCCTACTGTTTTAGCCGCACCTTGAATTAGTTTGCCGATAGTTCCATATGCTTGTCCCGCTGCGCTTATATCTGGCGCTGAGGGTTGCGCCACCGCTCTTCCTAGTGGTTTTAGCTCAGCCATTATTTAATTTTCCTTGTCGCAAGCTGAGCGCCGAGGCTGGATTGTTTTGGCTTCTTAGAATTAAATAATCCCAGATCTTTAGCCAGCATGGCTGAATTGGTTAAGTTGGCGACATCATTGCCAAATTTCTTGCTTTTATTTAGCGCGCTATTAGCTTCGCCTGTTATTTGTGCAAACAAATCTTGCCTGCCAATTGATGCAATATCACCAAAATAGTCGCCAATGCTTTGCGCTGCCACCCCTCTAAACCCACTTACGCCACCAACGCCAATCCCGCTAAGCGCTAAGTTCTGAGAAATATTTTGTCTAAACGCTTTTGTGCGTTCGTATGCAGTTTCCGCGGCTTGCAGTCGTGTTTGTTCAACTTGCAATTTGTTAGAGGCTTCTTCAACTCTATATTGATTTCTATTAGCAACTGAAGTTCCAATTGCTGAGGCGACAAATAATCCTATAGTGATTGGATCCATTAAGGGCTTACCTCTACTGTGTAGCTCACCGCCAATAAATTCATAGGGGCGGGATATGATTGGGTAATTTCAATTTCTACGCGAGCATCCCATCCATTGTAAGTTGGGATTTTGTAGTAACTCGTTTGTGGTTCGGGTATTTGGTTTGCCATAAATGCGCCGGGGGATGTTTCAGGTAACGGTTTACCATCTGCCACAATTCCGAGTGATTCAAAGAAATCTACATACATGTATTCGATCTTTGTGGGCTCATAAACGCTTAGACCATTTTGTAGGAAAGCTACTGTTGGCATTGGTATAATGGATGGTTTGTAATCTAAGCCCACCCTGACATTTGCGTTTGCTGTTTTTACGTCTATTTGTCCGCCAACTGGAATATAAAAATTTCCAATAGGAAAATCATTGACAAATACATATGCATTTTGACCTTCTAGATGGTTAAGACCTGTCACAATGCCTGCGCCATCTGATGTTGTAAGAATTTGAGCATCCATGTAAACAGCAAAATCTAGGCTTTCTAAATAAATTCTATCTTCACTATCTACCATCATCGATTGAATTACGGGATTTGTGATTATTGCGGAGTTAACTCTTTTGATTCTTAGCCAATATAGAGGGACTAATTCACCAAATGTTTTTGTTGTATGGTCGATTGGCTGTGACAGCCAGTCGGAAACTTGGTCTTGAGTCCAGCCGATATTTCCGCTATTCGTAAATCCATTAGTAAATTCATTGGTTGGTATAAAAGCTTCCCAAGCATTTGTGTTATCTAAAAATTCAAATGTGGGGTGGATTGACGCGCTTGCAACAACGGCAAGCATGAACTGTATTTGTAAAAATGGTATCTGATTGCCAATAAGCAAATAATCACCATCAACCATAAAAACGGGCGTGCTAACTGCAGCATCTATACTCGCTGTTATATTTCTAAATGCGTTAAATGTTGTATCGACCGTATAATCTGCATTAGCCTGCCCTAAAGGAAAGCCTACATTTACTCGACGCTTTGTTAACACCTTTGCTTGATTGGCTACACATGCTACGTCCGTGAATTCTCCGGTAGTTTGAGCAAGCGTCCACGCTTTTATATTTTCATCTCTTATGGTGTTATACACGGCCATAGAACCATCGCTATTAACCAACAAATAGTACCTGCCGTCAACATCGTCAGGATCAAAGATATCGGCCCAACGAGGACCGCGAATAAGTTGCGTAGAAAGTATCGACGCGTTCGAAATGTTGTAGCCTGTATCGGGGATTTCATAGCTCATGCTCCATATGGTGTTACCTGCCCTGTCACCATAGACCACCTGATTGTCTATGATTACAGAATTCATGTTTCGGCTACCCTCAGATCCCTGGGTATTTAAAAATGCATTGGTTGGTGTTGTAGGTGTGTCAATCAAAATACTAGTTGACGCGGGCCCTTTATTCCCAAGCAACACTAATGATTTGGTTGCCAATATATCCGTTAAAATGTCATTACCAGTAACGCCAAGCTCAACGCCCCATCCATCTGTTGCGTTGCCTTCTGCGTCATCAAAGTCGTAATAAGCTTTTGTCACGCTAGCAAATACAATTCCTGGCAATGCCGGTGAACCACCCATAACTAATCTAGACTGATAGAAGCATCCTCGGCTAGGCCATCCTCTGACAATTCCTGGAGGAGCCCCCGCAATTGCTGCACCGTCATTCCAGGCTCTTTCAAGCAAACTGGCAAGCGGTCCAATGATTGGAGTTGTGTCAGTAAAATCTTCGAGAGAATATCCGGTTGCCACGGTTCCAGCGCCGTTAACGGCTGTGATTCTAAATACGCCAGCATTCCCTAAAAATACTCCTCCAACATGATTAGATGTATATACAGCCATGTTTGCAGTAAGCATCGTGGCGTGCATAGCATTGGGTGTAAATGTTACCGTAGGTGATGTATAGGGAACGTTAGGCGTAGGTAATGTTGCGGGATTATCGCTAGATGAGAAATCATATGTAGGGAAAAACTGAAAAGTTATGGGCAAAATTTCCCAATTATTAACCGCTATTCTGCGCAGTTCATACGGACGCACATCCTTGTGCAGAATGATTAATCTGTCATAATCTTTTACCCATCGAATTTCTCGAATCATAGGCTGAGTATAAGTTAATGCTGGTGCCGGTACGGAAGTTTGAAATACGCCCAATAGATATATATCGAACGCAACCACATTCATTACATCAGCGCGTATTATAATATCGTACAGCTCATCATTTTGATGTTCGTAGCTGATTAAGCGCACGTTATCTTGGTTTGAAATGAATGTTATCCCGTCTACCATGACATCTTGATATATAGTGCCAAATCTTCTTGTAACGCCGCCCTGTGGGAGACAAATTACATTTCGGAGCTTTCTACCAGCTTTGTGATAGCCGTCATAATCAACTTCGGCTATAAACTTGGGGTCAAGTTCTCCGCTTGTAAACTTGTTTATTAAATCTCTTGTTCCCATTAGCCACTGCCCGCCCAGCCTGTTCCGTACATTGTTCCAGCAACACGCGCGCCAACCCATGGGCTATTTGTAATGCCTTGGTTTGGTCTGCCCTGAGTGTTGACTATCATGGCTTGAGAGCGCCATTTGGCTAAATCAGCTTTTAGTTCTCCGAGTATTTTTGGATCGTCAGTAATGCCAGGAGCTGCAGTTAGAGCTAGCAAATAGGTAAAGTACATTACGTAAGCTGGTGGTAGCTTGGCAGGCGTAACGACTGCCCTATATTGAACCTGCAGCTGAGGACCTGGACCCGGTGCAAAATGAGAAGGAGGGGGAGCCAATACAGGGCTTGGTGTTCCCACTGTCCATATTTGTTCTCCGAATACTTCGTATGGCACATTAGGCCATACCTGCCAAATTGCTAGGCAGTCAGGAGGAATTTGATAGGCTACATTGAAATATTTAAAATTTGGATTAACACCCGCTATTTGTGCAAGATATGCGACCTTAGTCGCAAAGCGCCAGTTAGGCGAGCTTAAATCAGCGGCCAACGTTAAATCATATAAATTGTCTAAAGCCGCAGCGGCGGGGCCGCCAGATGCGATAGATTCAATTAAAGGAAAGCCCAGCAATGAAAGTGCTGTAGAAACAACCTGAGTTTCGTCGTGCGGTATTCCTGTGGGCATTTAATCTCCTAAAAAATGACCGTCAAAAGGGAGTTTTGACGGTCAAATCTTTACGCGGTTACGCTAACTACGTGATACCAAATATTAATATTAAAGGTCGAATCACCAGTAGCGAATGCCGCTGTATCATTCGACAAATAAATACCTTTATTTGCTGTAGTTGCATTAGGGCCGCTTGAGAGAGCGCCTTGTAACACATGGTTAGTATCTGCTGCCCACCCATCAACTGTTGCGCCATCAACAGTCGCAGTAGCCAATACTCCGGCGCCATGGACAGTATTATCGTATTGCAATGCAGTCGCACCACCAGCGGTATATTGTGCGGCAACAAATTCCATCTCGATCATAACTTCGTCGATAACAATAATTTTGTTAGCACCTGGAGCTGCGATCATGATAAAAGGGGCGCCATATGCGGCCGCGAATTGGGCTGCTGTAACGGGAACTTGCACGTATTGAATAGTATTCAATGCCAACACAGAACTATCTAGCACATGTGCCGCAATATCAGCGGCTAAAATTGTGCCATCAAGAATTTTATCTGTAGTCACCGCATTCGCCGCTAGGTTAGCATTACCTACAGCGCCGACGCCCAAAATGGCATCAAAAACAGCAATCGTAACGTGCGGTGCAATTGCGGTAACTTGAGCAAGCTCACCATCTAGGACATCACTTGCGACAAGCCAGATTAAATCGCCAATCCTCATAAGAGGGCTTGGATTGCCTTCATTAACAGGGTCGAAAAAGTTTGCAGCAACTAGCGTTGCGATAGGAGTAGCTGTATCAGAGTAATTCCAAAAGTTATTACCCGTAACATTTCGGCCCTCTGACCATCCTTGCATTTTGTTTGGATCGTAAACCATGATTATTCCCCTTACGCTGTTTCGTCAATGTTAATTTTGACGATACCGGTGTCATCGACAGCGACAGCGCCAGCTTTGATTCTGCAATTGATTAACCAGCATTCATAAAGACCCTGCCATTGCATATCGGTTCTTTGAAGTTCTGATTCAGCATGACCAACCGCTTCCCAATTCCACATAAAGCATGTGCGAATATCACCATTAACTGGCAATCCGCCCTCAAGCATATTAGGAATTAGAACGAATTTAACGTTTTGAATTACAGCGCCATCTAAGCCTGAGCCTGCGATTGGTTTGTAATTAACATAAAATTGGTTAGTGATTTTCTCTTCAGACATCAGCTGACGTTGTCCTGCCGCAGAGATTGCGCAAGTTACCATTCCTCGGCCTGCTGAGTTTTCAGCTAAGAAGAATATAGCTTCTTCGAATTTAACAAATGTAAATCCGGTACCACCATCAGCAATAACGTTTGCAGTAGCAGACGCGGCAAGAGCATCAATTCTGATTTGATCGCGACGACGCTTAATGGCTTTCACGCATCCGTCAGCAACTTCACGAGCGGGTGCAAAGTTAATGTCTGTTTCTTCAAATATGTTGACGAAATCAGGAGCTGACCAAGGATTTAGGGTGGCTAGAACAGGATCGAACACCATGTTTAATGGGTTCAAGGCTGCTTGAGCTGCCTTTTGTGTGGCCACGATTTGTTGTGATTTTCTGAATTGTTCGACGTTACCAATAACGCCGGTACGCTCACGGAACGTACCATCTAAAAGACCGCCGGTGCTTTGAAACACGGCATGAACGTAAGCATCATATTCTATCTGTTTGACTAATGTAATATCCATTTGGATACCTCCAACTAATAAAAACTCTCGTTTCCACAGTTGGTTTCTCATAGGACGGTATTACTAGTATCGTCAACCAGCTTTAATACTGATGCAGTATCCGGTTAAGGGTGCATTTGAGGATAGCCTACACTATGTATTTTTTTTGATCAACTAGCTGCTGCGTTTTACCGCTCTTTCCATTCTAGATGACCAATCTTTTCTATACGTAGCATCGCTTTTGAATTTTTCAATATTTTTGTTCATTTCAGCTTTTAGCTCTGCCACGCCCTCGAAAGCATTAGCCATGTGCATATTATTTTGTGTAGGAACACTGCTCATGTGTGTGTGAGCCATTATCCTATTGAACGCTTTTAAGTCATCTGAATTTTTAACCCATTCTGTGACGACTTCGCGTTCCGCCGCTGGTACATAATCATTTACCCAATTTTTATACTCTTTGAGCATGCGCTCGCCATCGGGTCCAAGCTTCTTAACTTCATTCTCAATATGCATTTCATTTTGGGTTTCTTGAATGCTAGCTAAGCGACCTATCATCTTGTTGAATCCATCGGGGCTCATGTTGAGTTCTTTGGCTACATCTGACAGCGCTTGAAACGTGGGATCGCTGGCATCTAACTCAAGAGAGGCGGCATCGTATGACTCTGGTGCGCCCGTAAAGGCTCCCAGTTTCTTTTCAAGCTCTGTATAAGCTTTGGCTGCATCAGAGACCTTTTTGTATTTAGACGGCAACCAATCGGGTCTAGCTCCTTGGCCGGGCGTATTGTCATCAATATACCATTCGGGCTCATTTGTTGGATGGGTAGGTGGAGCAGATTCAACCGGTGGATTGTTGGCTAATTCGACAGTATGTGAAACTTCGGGTGCATATTTATCAGCTTCTGTCATTGAGTCACCACTGGTTTTTGCGCGTTATTAACTATCGCTCGCAGTTTGATAATGAAACTATTTTCCCCCTCTCGTTTGTAGCCATAACCCTTAACACACCCAGGAGGGCAGACGGGTTGCCTTAAATAGAAATCTTCTAGCGTATCCAGTAATTGCATGCCGTGTGGATTTGCGAATACAGCTACGATTTGTTCTCGTAGCTTTTGATCTAAGTTGCGAAGATATTTGTTTTTCTCTTCATCGATGTTTGGTGTATTTGCATATGGGTTTACTGGTTGTCTAAAAGGTTCATTCATGCTGCTTGTGCTCCCTGTTGATTGGCTTGCGCTTCTTCCATAGCTTTACGTTTCTTGTCGGTTTCTTCTTCTATTGCCTCTAATTCTTTTTCACCCTTGATCATATCTAAATCTACCCCAAGCTTCTTAGCAACCCAAGGAGATAACTTAGAGGTTTGATAGAATGCTGAAGCAACTTCCGCACCATACAATCCCTGAATGAATTGGATGTGCTGCAGGATGTCAACGACATCTTTTTGGCCTTGCGAAGCCACAAGAGGCGTTTCAAACTCAATTCCAATGACTTCACCGTTAACTTCGATATCATCCCATATGCCTTTCTTGCGAAGGATATCAACTACTCTCTTAACGAAGGGTCCAAAGAATTCCTGTTGTATTCTTGAATATTGCGCGGAGCGATTCTCCACGTTTTTTTGATCGCGCTTAAGTATTTCCGTGGCTGTTGCTTTAGGGTCGTCCACCGCTGGCAATGGGTTTGTATGCATGATGTCATGGATTTGTTGCCTCAATTCATCAAGAATCAACATAGACCATTGGATATTTCCTGCGCTCGGAACTGGCTGGAGTGGCCAGGTACCTGAGGCGGTAGGAGCGCAGGCTAATATTGTGTTAGGAATCATTTGGAAGTTGTTCGGATTGAAAACACCATCCTCAAATCCCATCCACATCGGTAAGGCGAGGAAATTCGCCGAAACTATTTCATCATAAAGAGCTTGGTTTATAGTGCCCGAGGCT